CAAAATTTTAAATTTATTACAAAATGGCAACAACTTACCTAACACTCACAAACAGAGTACTTAGAGAATTAAACGAGACAGAGTTAACCTCTAGTACGTTTAGTTCTAGTAGAGGTATACAAACTGCTGTTAAAGATTTTATTAATAAAGGTATTCATGATATATACAATGAAACAGGTGAAATACCTTTGTTATATGCAAGAACTACACAAGATTTATTTGTAGGTGATAATGAATATGACTTACCAAATGATTTAAGAAAAGTAGATATGGATTCATTTTCAATGGGTCCAAAAGAATTAGTTACTAATGGTGAGTTTACATCTAACATAAATAGTTGGACTACTGGTGATGGATCACCATCTTATACTTCAAGTGGTAATGGTAGATTAAATTTAAATAGTTCAGCCGCATATCAAGCTATTAGTACTACAGTAAATAAAACTTATAAACTACAAGTTAGAGTTTTAAGTCCTAATAGTTCAAGCACTGCATTAATTGTTAGAGTTGGAACATCAGCAGGCGGAACACAAAATTTAAATACTACAGTTGCAGTTACTAATTTTAGAGAAGGTAATATATTACAAACTACATTTACAGCAACAGCACAAACTTCTTTTATATATTTAGAAGCATCAGGTGTGCAGTTAGATGTAGATTATGTTAGAATATCTAGAAGTGATATAATAAATAGAAAATTAAGTTTTATATCTTATGATAACTATTTACAAAATTATAAACCAACAGATGACACAAACAATAAAGGTAGTTACTCTGCACCAGTAAGAGTTTACATATTACCTAACTATACATCATTTGGTGTAAGTCCTAGACCAAATACAAATGAATATTCAGTTGGTTATAATTATTATCAAACACATACAGATTTATCAGCACATGGTGATACTATGAGTTTACCAGATAGATTTAGCACACTTATTATAGATAGAGCTAAATACTATACATACATGCTAAGATCAGATCCACAGCATGCACAGTTAGCTGATAGAGATTTTCAAAGAAAATTAAGATTATTAAAAGTAGACTACGCTACTAGAAATGACTATATGCGTAGTGATACTATTGCAGAAAGCATTGCTGTAAATATAGGAGGCAGAGTAAGCTAATGGCTATTAAAGAAGAAAGAAAATTTGAAGAAGAAAAGAAAAATGGTATGACTATCGTAACTAATATGAATGGTGAAAAAAGAGCAAATGAAAAATTAGAAGCTAAATATAAACCAGGTATAACGTCAAAAGAATTAAATGAGTTACCAGGAGATACTATTCAAGAAAAAATAGAAAAAAAATTAGGCATAAAAGTTATGCCAACTATTACACTAGAAAAAGCTATAGAGTTATTAAATAAAAATAAAGATAAAGATAGTTAATATATGCCAACAACTGACCTTATATCACCATTTGTAGTGAGTTGTGCAGGAGGCTTAACACTTAATAAAGATGTGTTTTCTATGGCTCCTGGAGAAGCTCTTATACTACAAAATTTTGAACCTGATATTAGGGGTGGGTATAGACGTGTAAATGGAACTGCATTATATAATACTAATATAGTTCCAGAAGGCTCTAGTAATACCAGTAAAGTTGTAGATTGTGCTATAGTATTTAATGGTCAAGTAATAGCTGCAAGAGGTGGTGATATATCAAGAGGAACAACATCAGGTAGTTTTACAACTTTAACAACTAGTCTTGGCACATCAACTAGAGCTTATGACTTTGAAAAATTTAATTTTAATGGTACAGATAAATTAGTTATTGCAACAGGGCACTCACCTGCACAAATAATTAATTCTAGTTTTGCAGTAGATGTAGTAAATGCAACAGGTGGTGGTACTGCACCTACAAATCCTAAGTTTGTAAAAGCATTTCAAAATCATATGTTTTATGCTGGTGCAAGTAATTCACAAGAAGTTATATTTAGTGTGCCGTTTGAAGAAGATAATTTTACATCAGCTAGTGGTGCAGGATCATTTAAAGTTGACTCTACTGTTGTTGGATTAAAAGTATTTAGAAATGAGTTAATTATATTTTGTGAAGATAGAATATATAAATTAACAGGAACATCATCTAGTAATTTTGCTGTACAAGAAGTTACAAGAAACATAGGCTGTAGAGATGGTGGTAGTATTCAAGAGATTGGTGGAGATGTTATATTTTTAGCACCAGATGGATTAAGAACTATTGCAGGTACGGCAAGAATTGGTGACGTTGAACTAGGTTCTATTTCTAGGCAAATACAGTCTAGGATTGATGATATAGGATTAAATAGAATATCATCTTTAGTTATTAGAGATAAATCACAATATAGATTATTTTATCCTACAACTGCAGGACCACAAGGTTCATCAAAAGGAATTATAGGTGTATTAAAAACTAATCCTAATACAAGATCTATAGGTTTTGAATATTCGGATATGATAGGTATTAAACCATCATGCACAGACTCAGATTTTATTAGTGGTGTAGAAACACAAGTATTTGGTGGATTTGATGGTTTTATATATAAAATGGAAACTGGTAATACATTTGCTAATGGTTCTACTAATGAAACTATATTAGCAGTATTTAGATCTCCAGATATGGTAATGGGAGATCCTGGTATTAGAAAATATATGCAAAGAGTTAACCTTAACTATGAAGGAGAAGGTACAGCTATTACAGCAGATCTTGCAGTTAGATATGACTACGATGATCAAAATACACCACAACCAGATAAAATATCAATAACATCAGGTGGAGGTGCAGCAGTATATGGAGTTGCTTTATATAATAATGCAACATACGATGCATCAGGTATACCACTAATTAGACAATCAGTAGAAGGATCTGGATTTGCAGTTGCACTAAAGATAGATGACCAAAGTAGTTCAGATGCATTTTCAATTAAAGGCTTTCAGCTAGAATTTACTCCAGGAGGAAGAAGATAATGGCAGGCTATTCAGCACGACAATCAACATATACATCAGGTGATACTATAACTGCAGCTCATTCTAATGATGAGTTTAACCAGTTATTATCAGCATTTAATGCATCTACAGGACACACGCATGATGGCACTGCGGGTGATGGTGGACCTGTAACTACTCTTAGAGACTCTGATGCTTTAAACAAAATACTTGTAGATACAAGTAATAATCATTTAGAATTTTATGTAGAAGTATCTTCTGCAGCAGTACAACAGTTAAGAATACAAGATGGTGCTATTGTACCTATTACAGATAATGATATAGATTTAGGTACATCAAGTTTAGAATTTAAAGATTTATTTATAGATGGTACAGCTAATGTTGATGCTATTAATTTAGATGGCACACTTATTACATCAACTGCAGCAGAACTAAATATACTAGATGGTGTAACTTCTACAGCAGCAGAACTTAATATATTAGATGGGGTAACCTCAACTGCAGCAGAACTTAATATTCTTGACGGTGTAACTGCAACAACAGCAGAACTAAACATAATGGATGGTGTAACTGCTACAACAGCAGAACTAAACATTATGGATGGTGTTACATCCACAGCCTCAGAATTAAATTTAGTAGATGGTATTACAGCAGGAACTGTAAGTGCATCTAAAGCAGTAATAGTAGATTCTAATAAAGACTTAACTGGACTTAGAAACTTAACTATTTCTGGAGATCTTACAGTATCAGGTGATGATATTACCATGGGTACAAATACTGCAGGTAATTTATTAGTTGCAGATGGTACAAACTTTAATTCAATAGCAGTAGGCTCGTTATCAGAGATATCTACAGTTGCTGATGATGATGTATTTTTAGCAGTTGATACTTCAGGTGGTGGGCTTAAAAAAATTGCAAGATCAGCAGTAGTTTCAGGACTTGCTACATCTTCTGCAATATCAAATGTTGCGGATGATAGTACACCTCAGTTAGGTGGTGACCTTGATATGAATGGTCAAGATATTGTTACTACATCAAATGCGGATATTGAATTAGCACCAAATGGTACAGGGCATGTAACTATTAAAGGTAATACTAATCAAGGTACTCTTCAACTTAATTGTGAAAATAATTCTCATGGTCAACAAATAGTAGCTGCACCACACTCAGAAAGTGCTAATAATGTTTTAACCCTTCCTAGTACTGGTGGTGATGCTAGATTAGTATCAACATCTTCAACTGCTACACTAACTAATAAAACTTTAACAACACCTATAATTACAGAAATAGATTCAGGATCTAGTATTACACTAGATGCAACCACAGATATAGTTTTAGATGCAGGTGGAGCAGATGTCACACTTAAAGATGATGGTACAACTTTTGGTAGTTTAACAAATTCTAGTGGAGAACTTGTAATTAAATCAGGATCTACACCTACAACTGCTATGACATTTAGTGGTGCTAATGTAACTTTTGCAGGTACAGTAACTATTGGATCTGCAGGTATATCAGAAGCAGAACTAGAAATATTAGATGGTGCGACAGTTACTACAGATGAATTAAATATTTTAGATGGCGTAACAGCAACAGCTGCTGAAATAAATATCTTAGATGGTGTAACATCAACAGCTGCAGAATTAAACATTCTAGATGGAGTAACATCTACGGCTGCTGAGTTAAATATTTTAGATGGGGTAACGTCTACAGCCACAGAATTAAATATCATGGATGGTGATACATCAGCAAGTTCTACAACTTTAGTAGATGCTGATAGAGTAGTTACAAATGATAATGGGACTATGAAGCAAGTAGCATTATCAGATGTTAAAACATATTTAACTAGTGCAGGATTTACAACAGATGATCCTACAGCTTTAGCTATAGCACTTGGATAAAATCATTGACTTTTTTTAAAACAACGATATAATATTATATAGTAAATAGGAGGAAATAAATGGCAAATACTTTTAAGGTAGTAACCTTTGCAGCAGAACCTAATTCAGCTGGCACGCCATACACAGTGTATACAACACCAAGTTCTACAACTACGGTTGTAATTGGTTTAGTATTAGCTAATATACACAGTTCTGCAGTTACAGCAGAAGTAGAATTAGTTAGTGATACATCTGGTGGTGGTAGAGCAGCAACGAATGGAACATCATTTTTAGTTAAAGATGTAAACATTCCTGCAGGTAGTTCACTTGAAATTTTATCAGGCGGTAAGGTTATTTTAGAAACAACTGATGCACTAAGAATAGATTGCTCAGTTGCAGATAAAATATCGGGCACACTGTCAATAATGGAGATTACGTAAGATGGCGTATATTGGTCAGGTTCCTTCACCAAAGGCACTCACAGCTTCAGATATAGCTGACGATTTAATTACGTCTGCTAAATTAAATTATAGTGAATCTACACTTACAGATCAGGCTACAGTGACTTGGGATGCTTCAACACAAGATGTTTGTAAATTAACTTTAGGTGGTAATAGAACATTAGCTGCTCCTACTAATAATACCACTGGTCAATTTATATCTATACTTGTAATACAAGATGGGACAGGTTCAAGAACTTTAACATGGAACGCTGTATTTGAATTTGCCGCAGATACTGCACCAACATTAACAACAACAGCTTCTAAAGGTGATGTATTTGTATTTAGATACAATGGATCTAAATGGTTAGAAGTTGGAAGAAATCAAAATTTAACATTATCATAATATGTACGCATTAGTAGAAGACAATTCAATAACTAAAGTTTTTCCTGGTCCAAAAGGATTTGAACATAATGGAAATCAATATGCTCCAGATATATTTTATAAATGGTCTAAAGCAGAAAAAGAAGCTATAGGTCTTTATGAAGTTACAACTGATAGCACAAACTATAAAGATGAAAAGTGGTATATTAATACTAACGAATCATATACATTTAGTAATGGTAAAGTAACTAGATCATGGGGTACAGCTACAGCTAAAGCACATGCAGATACCTTATGGACACAACAAGATTCAGATGATGGTGATTTACCTGATGATAAAGAAGTTGGGGATGTAAAAGTAGAAGGACTAAAAACAGTATTAATTAGAACCTTAAAAGCACAGGCTGCAGGAATATTACAAGAAACAGACTGGTATATAGTTAGAAAAGCAGATGCGGGTACAGCAGTACCATCATCTATTACAACCCATAGAGCAGCAGTAAGAACTAAAGCAGCAGAGATGGAAACAGCTATTACAAATGCTGCAGACACACCAGCTTTAGAAACTTTATATACTTATACAGAACAAGAGGATGGATCTGTAACTAGACCATTAGGTGAACTTCCAACATTGGAGGGTTAATGCCTATTAATAGTTTTTTATATCCAGGTGCTAAAGTTACACCAGCTTATGAAGTTGATAATTCTGTAAGAATAGAATATTCTGACAGATATCAATGTTTTACAAGAACTTTAGGTACTCCAACAGATAGAAAAAAATTTACTATAAGTTGTTGGTTAAAAATAGGTGATGATGTATTAACAGCAAATACAGAAAAAACAATATTTGGTGCTGGTTCTGATTATGCTGGACTTCATTTAGATGGTAGTTCTGATCCAGCTTTAGCTTTTCAAATTGATAATTCAGATACTCACCAAATAGTTTCAACACAAGTTTTTAGAGATCCGTCTGCTTGGTATCATGTTGTAGCTGTATATGATTCAGCACAATCTACAAATACAAATAGAGCAAAATTATATGTCAATGGTGCTCAAATTACAGCTTTAGATACATCTAATTATCCAGATCAAAATTACGAAGGAGATTTAAATTCAGCAATAGAACATAGAATCGGTGCACATCCACTATCAAGTTCAAGACATTGGGATGGATATATAGCTGAATTTGTTTTTGTAGATGGACAAGCATTAGATCCAACATCATTTGGAGAATTTGATAGCGATAGTCCAACAATATGGAAACCAAAAGATGTATCAGGTTTAACTCTTGGTAATAATGGATGTTATTTAGATTTTGAAGATTCTAGTAATTTAGGAAATGATGCTGGTGGTGGAACAGATTGGACAGAAACTAATATAGCCGCAATCAATCAATCTACTGATACACCGACTAATAATTATGCAACGTTTAATCCTTTAGATAACTTAAATTCTCAATTTACTTTTTCTGAAGGAAATTTAACAGGAGCTTACAGTGGTTCTAATGGTTCTGGGACAGGTACGACAGCAACATTTGGTCTTTCACAAGGTAAATGGTATTGGGAAGTAAAATATGATAGTGCAAATGACAGTCCATTAAGAATAGGAATTACAAATAGAATAGCTGTTGGGACAGGTACTACTTATAGAGTTGGATTTGGTGGTGATGATTTTGCCTTTGATCAAGGTGATGGAAAAGTTTATACTGATAATGAGGGTGGTGATACTGCATCTTATGGTAGCGGTTTTTCTGTTGGAGATATAATAGGTGTTGCATTAGATTTAGATAACAATAGAATTTATTGGTCAGTAAATGGGACTTATGAAAATAGTGGTAATCCTGCTGGTAATTCTAATGGTTTCGCTATAACTGATCCAGCATCTATAGATAATGGATTTTATTTTCCTGTAGTAAGTTTAATAAGTGGTAGTGGTGTTGCACAAGTTAGTTATAATTTTGGCTCCCCACCCTTTGCAATCTCATCAGGTAACTCAGATGCAAATGGATATGGAAACTTTGAATACGCAGTCCCTAGTGGATTTTATGCAATCAACTCAAAAAACCTAGCGGAGTTTGGATAATGGCTTATACGAGTATAGACGACCCAGCACAATACTTTAATACTGTACTATATACGGGTAATGGTTCAACTCAATCTATAACAGGTGTTGGATTTCAACCTGATTGGGTGTGGAATAAAAACAGAAGTAGTGCAAGAAATCATTATGCTACAGATTCTGTTAGAGGGGCGCAAAAAACTTTAAGACAAAATTCAACAGATGGAGAAAGCACACAAAGTGGTGGTGTAACAGCATTTAATAGTGATGGGTTTAGTGTAGGAAGTGATAATGTAGTAAATGAAAGTGGAGATAGTTTAGTAGCTTGGAATTGGCTTGCTGGTGGCTCTGCATCATCAAACTCTGATGGAAGCATAACAACTTCTGTATCTGTTAATACTACTGCTGGATTTAGTATTGTGTCTTATACAGGAACAGGTAGCACAGGTACAGTTGGTCATGGATTAGGGGTTACACCACAAATGATCATAATTAAAAAAAGAGATACAGATGGAACTGATTGGATAACTTTTGGAAGTGTTTTAGGTGGAACTGTAGGAAGTGAATTTATTAAATTGAATCAAGCTAATGCTAAAACAACAGGATTAGACACAAGTTGGTTTAATCAAACTGCACCAACAAGTTCAGTATTTACAGTTGGAACTCAATCAGATTTAAATGGTTCTAGTGCAACTTATATAGCTTACTGCTTCGCAGAAAAAAAGGGTTACTCAAAATTTGGAAGCTACACAGGGAACGGAAGTACAGATGGAACATTCGTTTACACAGGATTTCGTGTTGGTTGGTTTATGGTAAAAAGAACAAGTGGCACAGATCAATGGATAATGTATGATAACAAAAGAGAAACTTTTAATACTATGGATAATACTTTGGTTGCAGATGGAACTGATGCAGAATTTAGTAACTCGGCTTATAACACAATAGATTTTCTTTCAAATGGTTTTAAATGCAGAGGAGGAACTAGCGGTTCTGGTACAGGAACAAACGAATCAGGTGGCTCATACATCTACATGGCCTTCGCAGAGTCCCCCTTCGTAAATTCTAATGGTGTCCCAACAAATGCAAGATAATAAAATTAATTAAGGAGAAATATGCCCTATATAGGAAAACAACCAACAGTCGGAAACTTTCAAGTTTGTGATGCTATATCCGTAGTAAACGGACAGGCAGCATATACTATGCAAGTTGGCGGCTCAAACGTAGAACCAGAAAATGCTAATCATATGCTGGTTAGTTTAAATGGTATATTACAAAAACCAGGTAGTTCTTTTACTATCTCTGGTTCAACAATAACTTTTGCTAGTAATTTAGCTACAGGTGATGTTATAGACTTTATCACTTTATTGGGAGATACTTTAAACACAGGGGCTCCTTCAGATGACACTGTGACCGCTGCTAAATTAAACAATGATGTTATCTCAGGGCAAACAGCTTTAACTAGTAGTCCAGATGACACTGATGAATTATTGATATCTGATGCTGGCACTCTTAAAAGAATAGATGTATCTTTGGTAGGTGGTAAAAATACTCCAAATTTTAAAGTAGATTTATCTGCCAATATATCTGTTGCTAATAGTACAAATGTTAAAATTACTTGGGATGTAGAGCAATGGGATACTGCAAATGCTTTTGCATCAAACAAATTTACTGTACCATCTGGACAAGGTGGTAAATATTTTTTTCATGCACAATACATTATGGCAGATTTAGGTGGCTCAGACAAACAAATGCAAATAAAACTTTTTAAAAATGGTTCAGAAATATCTTATGGATATAATAGAGGTGAGAGAGATAGAACCTGCGAAATAAATACAGTATTAAATTTAAGTGCAAATGACTATATTGAAGTATACGCAAGACAAAATGGCGGCACAACAGTTAATTTACTTACTGATGCGGCTGGAACACATTTTTTAGGATTTAAACTAATTGAATAGGATAAATTATGGCATCACTTTTTACAAAAACAAAACTTTATATAGAAGATAATTCTGATACATGGGATGATGATAAAGTATCCCTACAAAATGATGGGTCGGGAGATTACATTAAAACTTGGACTTATAGTTTTACTAAACCTGATGACTCTAAAATAGCAGAGTATGAAACAGCTGGTAATACTGAAGAATCTAATAATACAGTCAGGGCTACAAGAAAAGCTGCCTATGGAGACATAGGAGATCAGTTAGATGAGATCTATAAAGATATAGACGCATGGAAAGCAAGAATTAAAAAGATTAAAGACGATAACCCTAAAGGATAATAGATGTCAATCAATGTATGCAATGACAGATCCATGGCATCCATTACCAGTCTCCCTTCAGGGGTCTCTGGTAGTAGCTTAGTGTTATTACAAACAATAACAGCTAGTAGTGATTCTACAATAACTTTTGATAGTAATATAGATTCTACCTATAAAGAATATATATTTAAATACATTAATGTACACCCATCAAATGATGGAAAACATTTGCAGGTTGCTTTTAGAGATGGTGGCAGTAGTTATGATGCAACCATGACAACAACTTTTTTTAGAGCTGGTCATGCAGAAGCAGATAATGAAACTTATCTTGCATATAGAGACGATAGTGATCTTGCACAAAGCACTTCAGCACAAAGATTAGGGATATTTATAGGTTCAGATAATGATCAATGTTGTAGTGGAGAATTACATTTATTTGACCCCTCTAACACCACATTTGTAAAAAATTTTATAGCAAGAACATCTAATACATACTATGTAGATTACCATCAAGATGAATTTATTGCTGGATACGCTAATGTCACAGCAGCTATAGACGGAGTGCAATTTTCAGTATCTGCAAACACAATTGAAAGTGGAACATTTAAAATGTATGGAGTTTCATAGTGTCAATTGTAACTTATAACAATAGAAGCATTGCAAATATCTCAGCTATACCTGGGGCAGCTAAAGCGTTAACACATATTAAAACTTTAACTGCAAGTAGTAGTTCTACATTATCTTTTGTAGATGGTAGTAGTGATGTAGTGTTAGATTCTACTTATCCTATTTATTTATTTAAATTTATTAATATACACCCAGCAACAAATAATGTTACTTTTGATTTTCAAGGTAGTACAAATACTGGAAGTGCGTATGGTGTAACCATGACCACAACAAGTTTTGAAGCATATCATTCTGAAGGTGGTGGTTCAGGTACTCTTGGATATTCTGCTGCGTCTGATTTAGCACAGTCGACAGGTTTTCAAGATTTAACTGGTGGAATAGGTAATGGAAATGATGAATCTGGAAGTGGGCAGATATTTTTATTTAACCCATCATCAACCACGTTTGTAAAACATTTTATTTCAACTGGGCAATTTTATTATTCAGATGACTATACAATTCAAAGATTTAATGCTGGATATTTTAATACGACATCTGCAATTGATGCAATTCAATTTAAAATGTCTAGCGGTAACATAGATGCTGGTACTATAAAACTCTACGGAATAAAGGATTCATAATGAGCATAGTTACACTTAATGATAGAGCAGTTAGATCGGTTACAACTTTTGGATCTTTAAATACTGGATCTATGGTGTTTATTAAAAAGTTGACTGCTAGTTCTAGTAGCACACTGTCTTTTGTAGATGGTTCTAGTGATGTTGTTTTAGATTCTACTTACAAAGAATACATATTTATGTTTAGAGATATTCATCCATCTGGAGATGGTGCTCATTTTTCTTTTAACTTTAGTGTAGATGGTGGCTCTAATTATAATGTTACAAAAACTAGTTCAATGTTTTATGCAAGACATGATGAAGCTGACAGTGCTACAGCGTTAAATTATAATACTTCAGGAGATATAGCTCAAGGTACAGGTATTCAAACTTTTGCTAGAAGTTTGGGTAATGACAATGACTCAAGTGCTGGAGGCTACTTACATTTATTTAATCCATCGTCAACTACGTTTGTAAAACATTATATGGGAACTGTAAATTATTTAGAAGCAAATGATTATACCTACAATACTTTTGTTGCTGGGTATGGTAATACTACAAGTGCTATAGATGCAGTTCAGTTTAAAATGGATAGTGGTAACATAGACGCTGGAGATATTTGCCTATACGGAATTAATTAAGGAGAAAAACACAATGCCAAGATATCATAATATAAACGGTAACAGAGTACAGTTTACAGCTGAAGAAGAAGCAGCTAGAGATGCTGAAGAACAAGCGTGGGCAGACGCAGCCCCTGCTAGAGCTTTAGCTAATCTTAGAGCTAAAAGAAATAGACTTCTTGCTGAGACTGATTACTTGGCTTTATCTGATAATACTTTATCAGACGACATGAAGACATACAGACAAGAATTAAGAGATTTACCTGCAGGTAAAGATACTGTAGAGAAATGTGAAAACGCTACGTGGCCAACTAAACCATAATGGCTAAAAAGTTTAAGGCATACGTTGAAAGACCAAAGCCTAAGAAACGACCACGAGTACACAAAAAATCAAAAAACAAAGATGAAAAACGTAGATACAAAAAATATAATAGACAGGGGAGATAATGGCAACACCAGATGATATATCCTTACAGAAAGGTACATTAACACCTGCTCAAACAGAGCAGACAGGTAGTGCTAAAGCTGTAAGTTTAATTGATAGTTTAATAACACAACCTAGTTTACCCACGGGTACAACTATATCACCACAATTACAAAATGTTGGGCCACAAGAATTACTAGGAACTGCAGGTGTATCTGGTTCGCTTGGTTTTACACCTCCTACTACAGTGGCTGCTCCAACTATTGCTGCACCTACAGCAATAACTGGAACACAGGTTACTGCACCTACAGCTGCAACTGCTGCACAAATGACAGCTGCACAGGTTGCTGCACAAACACCTACAATGACAGCTGCACAAGGAACAGTATCTGCTCCTATGACTGCTGCACAAGGTGCTATTACATCAGAAGCTACTGTAAAAGGTCAACTAGAAAGTTTACAAAATGAAGTATCAACAGCATTAGCATCTGGTAATCCTTTACCAGTATGGGCTAGAGGTGCTGCAAAAGCTACTGAAGCTGCAATGGCTAATAGAGGACTAAGTGCTAGTTCAATGGCAGCTGAAGCATTAGCTGAAGGTATTATGAATTCTGCTGTACCAATAGCTGCTGCAGATGCTGCTACATATAAGCAGATGATATTTCAAAATCTGTCTAATAATCAACAAGCTGCTGTTACAAATGCAAGAGCATATCTACAAATGGATATGGCTAATTTATCTAATAGACAGCAAACTAATTTACAAAATATAAATGCAAGACAAACTTTCTTGTTATCTGATCAAGCTGCTGCAAATGCTGCATATCAATTTAATGCTACAAGTCAAAATCAAGTAAATCAATTTTATAGTAAACTAGCTACAACAGTTGCAGATCAAAATGCTGCAAGACTAGACGCTATGAAAAAATTTGCAGAGGCAGAAAAAAGTAAAATTAATGCATTAAATGCACAAAATACTATTGCTGTTAATGAAGCTAATGCTAAGAGAGAGGCAACAGTAGAACAATTTAATGCAACATTAGCAAATCAAAGACAACAATTTAATGTAACAAATCAAAGAACAATTGATCAATCAAACGTTGTATGGAGAAGAGCTGTTAATACTGCTAATACATCTGCAGTAAATGCTGCTAACCAAGTTAATGCACAAAACTTATTAAACCTCTCTAACTGGGGTTTATCTCAGCTATGGCAGCAATGGAGAGATGAAGCATCTTGGGTAAATACTTCTTCAGAGAACGCACAAAATAGAAATCATAATTTAGCTGTAGCAGCTTTAGAAAGATCTGCTACAATGGAATTACAAGATGCAGCATCTAAGGATGCAATGTATCAAATGATTGGTAAGTTTGGTTTTGATTTATTAACCGACTCATAGGAGAATAAATGGATATAGGTAAATGGATTAAGGGTGCTGTAATAGATGCATCTGGATATGTAGGTAATTTAGTAGGTGGGCCAGTAGGTGAAAAAGTAGGTAGAAAAATAACAACAGAACTTTTGACAAAAGAAGAAGGTGATGATTCTGGATTTCAACCTATTAACACTGCTGTGTCTCCAGTAAGATTTAGTAGTAATTTTCCTTATTCTAGACCTCCTCGTTCTAGAGCAAGTGTAGACTATGCAAAAGCAGTTAACGCACAAACATTAAATGCATTTTGGGAAACTAGATTTGATAGATATTATACACAAGCATATAAAATTAAAAGAATAGAAAGAACATAACATGATAGATCAATACAAAGAAAACGAAGATAATCCATTTGATGCACCAATTCCTGGTCAAAGTTTAACAGATGATCCTGGTAATTATCCTTGGGAACATCCACCACAATATACAGACCCTATAGAGGCAACTGAGTTTGTATGGGATAGATTACATAGACCAGCTTTTACAGAACAAGTATTAGCTATGCTAGATGCAGGTGTACCTGTAGAAGCATTAGGTAGAATAATTTTATTTAATGGTTTTATGGAAGGTAAATGGAATCCAGATTTAGCTTTTTTAATTGCAGCACCAGTAATGAAAATGATTGCAACTATGGGTATAGCAGCAGGTGTTAAAAAATTTAACATGTCAATGTCTGATATAACTAATAATGAAAATATACAATCTATTGTTAGAACTAAAGTAAATGCTGAAGAAGCTGAGAGGGCTGCATCGGGTGTAAAAGAAGATATTAAAAAAGTAGAAAAGAAAGGTTTAATGGCAAAACCTGAACAAGAGGAGGCTGAGTAATGGGTATACTAGATAGATTAGCAAAAGGTGCTGAAAGTATTGTAGAGGGTGCTGCAGATGTTGCAGGATCAAGAGCAGTAACAGGTATAACTACAGGGCTTTTATCTGCAAAGATAAAAAACTCAGAAGCTAATGATGCACTTAAAGCTAACGTATTAGCAAGAGTTGGTGATACTCTTTTATCTGAAACTATACCTAATGCTATTGAAGCTGAAAAAAATAGAAAAACTAATTATAAACTTTTAGAATCAAAATATAATACAAATTTTGCAAATGTTGCAGATGCATCTCAATTTACTTTAAATGATGATACTATGAAACAATTAGAAGAATTATTAAAAGAAAATAAATTAGATGAAGAAGCATTAAAGAATGCTAAATTTGAAACAGATTTTAATACAAGATATCAAACTAGAACGCAAACTTTTGAAGAAAAATATAATCCTATATTAAAAAAATTAGGTATAGATAATATAGGTGCGTTAGGATATAACACAGTTGAGTCTTTAGTTGGTAATAAACAACCTATGCAAATGAAAACTGAAGATATGGCTAAAGGACCAGTGCCATCTGATGCATTCTCTAGCATGCAAGTTAGAGATTATTTAGATCCACTAGTATCTACTACAGATTTAGGAACACCTAATCAAGTAGACCAAGCTATAGCAGGTTATAGAGGATTTAATCAAGGCATTATAAGAGATGCTAGTGGGCAATTTGCTGGTATAGAATTATTTGGTGAAAAAGCAAATGAAAGAAATGCATTTAAAGCAGTAATGACAAGGATAGCATCTAATTATAAAATAAAAGGAACTGAAAAAGCTGATTTAACAGCTACAGCATTAGCTGCAAATAAAGTTTTATTTGATCAAACTCAAGGATATATAGGAGATCAAGTTTTAGATGGATATAAAGCTGCTACATTTAAAGAAAAAATACAAGGTAAAAATTTTGATATTAATAGATATAACGCTACTCAATTTAGTGAGTCTTTTAATGCAGCTAACCCAACAGATAATGATAAAATAGATACATTAGTAAGTTATATGTTTGATGATTTACAAACTAGATCAGAAAGAATACATTTTGCACAAAGTTTTGCAGCAAACATCAAAGATTCTGCTGGGAATAGTTATAGAAATTTATTATTAATAGCATTAGATCCAACTTTAATACCTGCTAAATAACATGTATAATAATTCATATGGAGATTCTATAGTAAATATAGATTCTTATAAAAATAATACTAACACAATGTTAGCATCTAAAGACAGAGCATTAAGAAATATAGAAAAATATAGAAAAAAAAATGTTATTAATACTGATGAAATAGTTAAAAATGATAATATAAATAATATAATACCCATACAAAAAAATGAAGATGGATCTTTAAAATATACATTTGATAATATATATGATAATAAACAGCTTGCAGCTGTAGCAAAATCATATTATACTAACAGAGATGGAGAGGGTTTTGAAGATGGTGTTGATGGCGATATAAAAGCTATTAATAAATTTATATCAGATAGAACTTGGAATCAAGCTAACACTTATAATATGGCTAAAGAATATTTTTATGTCAAAGGTTTAGATATAACGGAAGATCAAAAAGCTAGACTATCTTATCTAACTAGATACTGGAGTGAATTACCTAATTTTTACGAAGAAGGTGGTAGAGGTGCAAAAGGATTTTTTCAAAATCTAGGTATAGGTATAATAGACCCATTAAATTTTCTTGGAATAGGTGTTGGTGGTATTGTTACAAAAGGAGTATTAAAAAAAGCAGGCGGTGAAGTAATTAAAAATGAAGTTAAAAAAGGTGTAAAAAAGAAAGTTTTAAAAAAAGGAGTATTAGATAGTCCAGAAAAATTACAAGAAATATCTAAAAAAGTTAGAAGAGAGGCATTACTAAAAAGTGCTAGTTCAGTTGCTGCAATAGATGGTGTGGGTCTAGGTACTATTGATATTGCTAATCAAACAGTAGAAAAAGAAATAGATTTAAGACAAACTTATGACCCTATAAGAACTGGCACAGTTGCTTTAACAGGGGCAGGTATAGGATTGTTTGTTGGTGGTGGTGGTAGTTATGTAGTTAGTAAAGCTAAAGATTTACTTTTAAAAAAAAATAATACACTGCCTACAAAAAAATTAAGAGATGCTTCTAAAAAAGATCCAGATAACTCTAACCAATCCGAAGGTGTTAATAGCCCTATAGGTGTAATTAAAAAAGTTATTGGTAATAAACTAAGTGCAGTTAGAACTAATTTAGCAGATCAATGGGATTTTATAAAAGTATTACAAAAAGAAATAGATCCTGAATCTGCAACAGATGTTATTGATTTAAAAAAATTATATAAATCAAAAAATTTTAAAGTAGACCCTATATTAGAACCTTACTTTCAACTAAGACTTTTAACAGCATCTAGCACTAGAGCACATGGTTTTGTAATGGATGGTGTATATTTACCACCTGATCAATTAGCAAAAGCAGCTAGTTACATAAAAGGTAAAAGTGAAGGTTTGCATACTACATTAAAACCATTTGATGATAAAAATGAAGTTAATCAATTTTTAAATTATATAGCTGCTAAACGTCAAAACTTTATAGGAAAAAGAAGACCTAAATTAGACAAAACTTTACCCACAGAAAAATCTTTAAGACAACAATATATAGATTATGTAGAGCTAGATTCTTCTGCTTTTAAAAAAAAATATGGTTTTGATTCTAATAGAAAAATTTCAAGAACATCTTACAATGCTGCATTTAAAAAATATAAACAGTTTACTGATGAATTATTAGAGTATCAAGTGCAGTCTGGGCTATTAGCTAGAAAAGATGCAAATAAAATACTAAGAGAAAATCCTTTTTTTATACCTTTAACTAGAGATAAAACAGCAACATCAGGTGTAATATCTACAGTAAAAGAACAAACAAGAAAATTATTAGGATTAAGTAGACCAGGTGCTGTTAAAATAGCACAACAAAAACAAGAAGGTGATATAAATTTATATCAAAATTTAATTACATATACTTATCAAACTGTTTTAGCTAGTGATAGAAATAGGGCAAAAATTGCATTTTATAATATGTTAGATAAAGGAGATAAGTTAGGTAAAATTGATAAGAATGCTATAGCTAGAAAAGTTGGTAAAAATGAATTTGCTGAAATTACAAATGTAGCTGTAAAAAATGTAAAGAGAGCATATAGTAAAGCAGGTGCTAAGTTTGATCCAGAAAAAGATGTAGTAACTAAAGTTGGTGCAAAAAGAAAAGATCAGTTAAGTAACTTAGATAGTCTTGATGTATTAACTTTTTCAAATACATTTAAACCTACAGAAGGATCTAAAGAAATTGCTGATATAGTCTACAGAAATGGTAAAGCTGAAATTTATGAAATAATGGATTCTAATTTAGCTGAAGTATTTAAAGGTATAGGTGAAGCTAAAACATATAAAGTATTAGCAATGTTTGGTGAAAATGGATGGGCTTCTAAATATGCAAGATTTGCATCACAAGCTATAACTTATTCACCTCCATTTGTTGCATTTAATATTATTAGAGATACACTAGCAGGAACTATAAACTCAGCTTTTGGTATAGGTAGTAGATCCCTTGATAGAGCTACTTTAGCAAAACAAAAATTAAAAGGAACTAGTGGTTTAAAAATTTTAGACAAAAAAATAATACCTCCATTTGATCCAGAAAAATCTACTGGTGCTAGAAAAGCTGTAGAAACAGCCTTACAAAAACAAAATATACCTTTTGTAGGTTACATACCAGGATTTACTAGTGTTAAAGGTTATATAAATGCTTTTAGACAAACACAAATGTACAAAGAAGGATTACTTAATGGTATGGGATATTCTTCTAGATCTGAAACAGAGGCGTTAACACCTAGAACTCTTAAAAAAATGGTAGAAAAAGGTGCTAGTCTTGGTGTAGCATCTAACGTAACTAAATTTTATACAAATCAATTAGGAAGATTTATAGGTAAGCCTATAGGATATGGTTGGAGGCAATATAAAAAATTAGTGCAATCAGCTGAGTATGCAACTCGTATGGGTGAATATCAATTAGCAAAAGCTGCAGGATTTAGTGATATAGGTGCTGCATTTGCTGGTAGAGAGGTTGCTACAGATTTTGGTATGCGTGGATCTAATGTTTTATTAAATGCATTAAGTAGAAATACAATGTTTTTAAATGCTAGTATACAGGGATTATATAGAACAGGTAGAGTATTTTTTGAACAGCCAGGAAAAGCAGCTGCACTAGTATCAACAACTATAGTAGCACCAGAAATAGCATTGTACCATATAAATTCTCAACATCCAGAATATGCAAAAATAGATAGCAGAATTAAACAATTAAATTATTTGTTTCCAAATTATGTAATAAATAAACAGGGTAAAAAAGTACTAGATTCTGAAGTGCCATTTAATGCAATGCCAAAACCATATGATTTAGGTATATTTGCTAACATTGCAGTTGGTATACTAGATGGTCTTTATAAAGGAAGTGATGGTGTTACAAAAAAATATGTTGCAGAATCATTTAGTCAAATAATGCCTGGTGTGCCTCTACCTACTGTAGTTAGACCTTTTATAGAAATGATGTTTAATACTAATTTATATTCTGGTTCACCTATATTAGGTCTATATGAAAGGCAAAGATTAGATCAATTACAATTAAGACCTAGCACTAGAAAAATTGCCATACAGTTGTCACATTATAGTGCTAATACAAGATCATTTTTAGAAAGAAAAAAAGAAGGAACTGTAAAAAATCCTATATTTACACCTATAGAAATGGATTATATAATTGGTTCTTACTTTACTGGTCTACTACAATATCCATTTGATATTTTAGAACAAGGTGATTTTTCAGAAACGCCTAATATAAAAGGTGGGGGTATAATGAGAACAGTTCAAAAATTTGCAACTGGTAGAGTTAAAGGTGTAGATGATACTGTTGAACGGCCAGCTAAAAGAGAAGATGAGGCAGATTTTTCTAGTTTTAAAAATGCTTTAAGTATAATTACAAGAAGATTTAAAGTAGCTGCACCTATAAAAAATTCTCAATATCACAAAGAATGGAGTTCATTAATAAATAAAGCTAAAAAATTAAAACAAATAGATTATTCGCAGATGGATTTAAAAAAATCTCATGAAACAAGATTAATAGGTATTTTTGGTAATATTAAAGAAGCTGATGCAAAAGGTGAGCCAATAATAACACCAGAAGTTCAAGCGTTTGGTAGTGTATCTGATATACTAAAAACAGTAGAATCAAAATTAAGAGTTTCTAGAGAACAAAGAAATATGATTGCAACTTCTTCACTTGACCCCGATATTAAAAAAGCACAAATAGATTTTTTAATACTTGCAGAAAATGAAACATTAAAGCTAACAATAGAAACATTAGCACTTATGGAAATAGAATATTTATTTGATGATGCATATAATCATCTTGGTAAAATAGAAGGATTTTTATTTAATAGTATTTTTGGACCAGGAGAAGAGTCTGTAAAACCAAACCCCCTAGAAAAATAATGGCTAAGCAACCCAAGACAACCAGTGAGCACCTTATATCCATTTATGGGTATATAACAGGGTTAAAAAGGGAGATCACTATAATAA